TGGTAAAATAATTAACTATGGATATAAAAAGAATTAATGCCCAAATGAAGTCTGGTGAAACCAGGCTAGGAGTCTACGTGTGGGAGATGCCTGACGGAAGATGGGTTGGCGACGAAGACAATAACTTTTTATCTATACAGTCCATGATTGGAAACAAGGAAAGAATTGCTTTGCTTGCAGCAGCCGTAGCACACTATGGAATTGATGTTGGTCAGCCTAAGTTTATTGAGGGAAGCCGACAAATTGATGAAGAAGAGTTTGAGTATCAAAAGCAAAGATTAAGATGGGGTCTAACTCCAGATCCACTAGACATCGGTGTTCACAAAGAAGAAATGGCTAGACTAAATGGTGGTAAAAAATGATTGAATATGACGAAGATACAGTTCAAGACAATGTAGAGATATCTAATGTTGCAGACTGGATGAGATTTAACAATCCTACAACACAAAAATCTGATGACCTGTTTGATATAGATGCTGAAGAAATATTAAAGCTTTCAGGACTTGGTGCCTCATTTAGAAGAAAAGTATCTAGAGATCTACAAAAAGCATTTACTGGTAAAGATGGTTCTGTAAGCCAGCAGATTCAACACCAACAGGCAGTCAGCGGTTACGCTACATTTGATCTAATTCAACCAGAATACAATTTAGATTATCTTTCAACAATTTATGAAATTTCGCCTTACAATTACGCAGCAATAAATGCAAAGGTTGCTAACATAGTAGGCCTAGGATTTGATTTTATTGAATCCAAAAAAACTACAGACACACTTGAAGATATAGAAGATGAGAAGCAGCTAGAAAGAGCACGTAAGAAGCTGAATAGAATTAAGCAAGACCTTCACCGTTGGCTAGAAGATTGCAACGAAGATGAAACATTTAAAGAAACTCTTATAAAGTTCTACACCGACATAGAGGCTACTGGTAATGGCTATCTGGAGGTCGGTAGAACAACGACTGGCAAGATAGGGTACATCGGGCACATCCCTTCAAAGACAATGCGTGTAAGACGCCTTAGAGACGGTTTTATACAGCTTCTTTATGGCAAGGCTGTTTTCTTTAGAAATTTTGGAGACACGGAAACAGTAAATCCAATCGCTGGTCAAGAAGACAGACCTAACGAAATTATTCATTTAAAGAAGTATACCCCAAAGAATAATTATTACGGAATCCCAGACATTATTGCTGCACAAAATGCTATGGCTGGAAATGAATTTGCTGGTAAGTATAACCTTGACTACTTTGAAAATAAGGCTGTTCCAAGATACATTATTACGGTAAAGGGCGCAAAGCTTTCTACAGAATCAGAAAGAAAGTTGCTTGAGTTTTTCCAAGTAGGATTAAGAGGAAAGAACCACAGGTCGCTATACATTCCACTTCCTCCAGATTCTCCAGACTCAAAGACTGAATTTAAGATGGAGCCAATTGAGGCGGGATCTCAAGAGTCTTCATTTAATATATATCGCCAATCCAATAGAGATGAAATATTAATGGCTCATAGAGTCCCAATTAATAAAATTGGCACACCAGCAGGAATCAACCTTGCCGCAGCCAGAGATGCAGATAAAACATTTAAAGAGCAAGTTTGCAGACCAGCCCAAGAAAATCTAGAAAAGAAATTAAATAAGGTTATTCAAGAAATGACAGATGCTTTAGAACTTAAATTTAATGAATTAAGTCTTACAGATGCAGATACCCAGTCAAAGATTGATGAAAGATACCTTAGATTTCAAGTAATAACTCCAAATGAAATTAGAGTTAGAATGGGAATGGTTCCAAGAGATGGTGGGGATGTCCCAGTAGATCTTGCAGCCCAAGCCGCCGAAATTAAGGCTCAGGCCAACCAAAGCAGAGCACGTGACCAAGAAAGATCTGCAAATTCTCCAGATAAATCTGGGGAGGGTAGAAATGCAAAGGGAGATGGAAGACAAGTCAACTAGTCCTACTCAACTAGTTATTTGCCTTTTGATACAACAATCTCTATAATATATAACATATGATCATAGAAAAGTCACATTGGTCTTCTAATGGAAATGCTATTAATTTATCAGTTCCATTTACGAAGGTCAATAGAGAAAAAAGAACAGTCTCAGGATTCGCAACATTAGATAACCTGGATCAGACTGGTGATGTCGTTACTCAAGAAGCCAGCATGAAAGCGTTTGAAAGCTTTAGGGGAAACCTAAGAGAAATGCATCAGCCACTTGCAGTTGGCAAGGTGGCATCATTTAGACCAGAAACTTTTTATGACCCTGCAACAAAAGAATTTTACAACGGAGTTTACGTTGATGCATACATTTCTAAGGGCGCTCAGGATACTTGGGAAAAGGTTCTAGACGGAACACTAACAGGATTTTCCATCGGCGGAAAGATTATTGAATCAGATAACGAAGTAAACAAATCAACAGGAGCATCAGTAAGATTCATCAAAGACTATGCACTAGTTGAACTATCAATCGTTGATTCACCAGCAAATGAACTATGTAACATTTTATCTATTGAAAAAGTAAATGGACAAATGATTTTTAAAGGCATCGCAGCAGATGTTAAAATGGAAAATATTTTTTATTGTGCAGAAAGCGATTCTGTATTTATGTCAACAGAATCAGAATACATATCTCCAGTTACTGGTAAAAAAACAGAACTCATTGGATGGGTAGAATCAAACGACGTAAACAAAGGAAAAGAAATAGAGAAGATTCTTGATTCACGTAGATCAAGATTGCAAACATTGCCTGACAACACAAATATAAATATGGCAATTGCAGAAGGAGGAAATGAAGTGGAAAAGCTTAATGTAACAGAAGCAACTCCAGTAGTAGAAGAAGCAGTAGCTCCAGAAGCACCTGCAGAAATTATTGAAGAAGTTGCCCCAGTAGAACAAGAGTCTGCTGAAGTTGTAGCTGAAGAAACTTCTGCCGAAGTTCTGGAAAAATCAGCAGAACTAACAGTTCAGGAATCACCTGACTTTGTTAAAATGCTAGGCGACCTTAAGGGTTTCTTCTCAGAGACTTTGGAAAAGGCCTCTGAGGCAAACGCTGCTCAGGTTTCAACAATCAAGGAGACAGTCGAAGCTTTTAGCAAGAATGTCGATTTGAGAATTTCAGAATTAGCAGAAAAGCACACAGAACTCTCAACAGCAGTTGATTCAATTAAGTCCATCATGGACACAGTTGAAAAAAGAGTAGACGCAGTAGAATCAGACACTGCAATCAAGAAGTCCTCTGACCTTGGCGGGTCAGTTGGAGTAACAACAATCAAAAAATCAAAATGGAACGGCACTTTCCTCGGTTCCGTTAGCGAATTAACAAAATAAGGGTATGGTGAAAAACTAATGAGTAATGAACTATTAGCAAAAGCAGCTGAAGCAGGCACAACACTAACAGGTGGAATGACTGGCGCAGCAAACCCTACCGACGGAATTCACGTAGGTTCCGAGGGTAAGGGAGGCTTGCTCAATCCTGAGCAATCCGCAAGATTCCTCGATTACATGTTCGATGCAACAGTAATCGGTAAGGTAGCACGTACAGTTCGAATGAGAGCTGACACTACAGAGATTGATCGTATTGGCGTCGGTGAGAAGCTTATGAAGCTTGCAGCTGAAGCAGAGAACACTGGCTCAAATGCAGCTGTACAGTTCTCAAAGATTTCTCTCACAACAAAGAAGCTTCGTCTAGATTGGGAGCTTTCAACTGAGTCTCTAGAAGATAACATTGAAGGTGCAGATCTAGAAGATCACATTGCAAGACTTATGGCAACACAGGCTGGTAACGACCTTGAGGACGTAGTTCTTAACGGTAACACAGCTCTAACTGGAGATGCACTTTACAAGTCATTCGACGGTGTTGTTAAGATTGCAAAGACAAATGGTCGTGTAGTAGCTGGAGCGGGTGCAGCAATTTCCCGTGACATCTTCAACAAGGCTCTTAAGGCAATGCCACGTAAGTACAAGCAGCGTCGTCCAGACCTACGCTTCCTTGCAGGCTCAAACCTAATTCAAGACTACTTGTACTCAACATCACAGAACATCCAGAACGTTAACCCACAAGATATTGCTTCAAGCATTATCCGTGGAGACCAGGGTGGTCTAGGTGGTCCAGCAGGATATGTGGCACCATTCGCATTTGGTATTCCAATTGTTGAAGTTCCACTACTTAAGGAAACACAGACAGGTTCATATGCAACACCAACAGGAGAGCACGGAGACGTCCACTTGACATTCCCAAATAACGTTGTTATTGGTATCAAGCGCGATGTAACTGTTTACCGCTTCTTCTGGCCAAAGAAGGACTCAATCGAATATACAATGTATACTCGTGTTGGTACCCAAATTGAGCAGGCAGATGCATGGGTAGTCGTAAAAGACGTTAAGGTTGCTTCTTAATTAAATAAGAAATAACTACCGAAAGGCCCCCAATTAATTTTGGGGGCTTTTCATTTTAATTTTATAGTGCTATAATTTATATACATACCAAAGGAGTATATATATGTCATTTGACACACTTAAGGTCAAAGAACTAAAGACATTAGCAGCGGACTTCGCAGTTGATGTTGATGGCCTAAAAAATAAAGCAGATGTTATTGCAGCCCTAACAGAAGAAGGAGTAACTTGGTCAGTTTACCAAGGTACACTTAAAAACATAGAGAACGCAAAAGAAGATGCAGATGAAATTCTTCCTAGACTAGATCCAAATCAAAAGCTTGATGAAGATATGGTTCTTGTAAAGATGGATCGACCAAACTACAGATATGATGCACTTGGTTTTACATTTACCTTAGAGCACCCATTCGTAGCAATGAAGCCCGATGTGGCTCAAGAAATTTTTGATAAGGAGGAAGGGTTTAGATTGGCTACACCTAGAGAAGTACAGGAGTACTACAACTAAGCCTAACACATGGCAGAGATATACCAGAACACAAGCACGGCGGCAACAACAAAGCTTTACGTAAAAGGTGAAGCAATTACGCCTAGCTCTACAGTTACTGTAAAAGTTTACGACATAACTGGAGATCCCGTTATCTCTCCACTAATTAGCCCATCAACAATTCTTGCAACCCTTACAGCGGAAGCAAGCGAAGTTGATCAGGGCTCTTTTAGTGTTTACCTTCCAACTCAGTATACAACAAGAAATAGAAAGTTTAAATTAGTTTGGGACTGGCAATATAACTCAGCTTCGTACTCAAATACCACATACCTTGATGTTGTAACCCCGTATGTAGACATACAGGAAGCTGCACAGGAGCTAGGTTTTGGGTCAGATGCAAATGATCCTAATCACAAAACTTATCAAGAACTAAAGATGGCAGAAAGATATGCTAGAAATATAATTGAAGGACATACTGGTCAAAAGTTTTACTTATACGATTCAAACTTTTACACAATAGGAAACGATTCAGACACTCTTTCTTTTCCAATTAAGATAAACCAGTTACACACGTTGCATGCAAATGATCAGCTATTAATAGATAGAATCAATAATGTAAATGCATTAGGCATGGTAATAGAAAACACTCTAAGCGGGTTTGGAATAAGAGTAAACCAATCAGCGATACTTGATAACGATGTGTACATTGCAAACGGTATGGTACCTCCATCAATAAATGACTCTTCTCCAAACATATTTAGAAGAACTCAGTCGTATAAGGTTTATGCTAGATTTGGTTGGGACTATGTTCCAAATGAAGTTCGAGATGCAACAGTAGAGCTAATGAAGATGTACTTTGCCAAAGATAGAATCTGGAGAGAAAGATATATTAAAAAGATATCTACTACAGACTGGGATTTTGAATATTCATCTGAAGCATTTAGCGGAACAGGATCATCTTACGCAGACAAGCTACTTTCAGACTACGTCATAACTCAAATGGTCTTATTGTAATGTTCGAAGCAGTAGATGGTCTAATGACCATGAAAATGGATGTGTACAGGCAACAAGAGCAGCAGGATAAAGATACTGGTGCAATTATTAGAGAGTTCTCATACATAAAAACATTAGACTGCTACGCTAGAGGAATTATTACAGAGAGCCGAAATAGAACAAACGACAATCAAAATTTTTCAAATAGGTACTCAAACAATCAATATGTAGAAACCAGAACTGCAGAGCGGCTAACCCCTAGAGACAAGATAAAAAATATTAGAGATGCTAGCGGTAAGCCTATATGGTACGAGCTAAATTATCCAAGTGATACACCAACAGTGTTTGATGTAATAGGAACAACTCCTATATCAGATCCTTTTGGAAATGTCGTCGGATATAACGCATCATTGCAGAGAGCGGAGAACCAGCAAATTGGCATCTGAAATTTTAGCTATTAAAGCAGCAAGCGGATTAGTAAACCTTATGGCTAATAAGCCCGTGAGCGGTGCTCTAAGAGACAGCACAGTAGCACAGATATCTGCAGCACTATTCTATAAAACAAATGTAATGGCAAAGCTAGCATCAAATGCTCAATTTCAATCAGCATTTAGAAATGTAATATTTGATCAATTGCAAGTTGACTTTGGCGACTATATTGATGCAAAATCAAGAACTTCTCCAAAATCTTTTCACCACGTTTATGAGTGGGATAGGGTAGGTCAAGACGAGGCAAGATTGTTTAAATTAAAACAACTTCCAGCAGATGGCTTATCATTAAAACTTAATTATGAATTGACCGATTCCAAATCTTTCGTACCTTCTGAAAATTCTAAGAATAAACATGTCTTTGTAAAAAAGGCTGAAATCATGGAGCAGGGAAAGACTGTAGTTATTGCTCCAAGATTTTCAGAAAGACTTGTGTTTGATATAGATGGATATACTATATTCATGCCAAAGGGGCAATCAGTTACTGTTAGAAAGCCAGGCGGAGCGGCAACTAAAAATGCATTCTTTGCACAATATAGATACTTCTTTACTGGCAATCTAGTTAACATGTCAATAAAAAAATCGGGATTCCAAAGACTATTTAATTCATCATTGTCTAGAGCATTAGGTGTTCCAGCACAAGTTAAAACAGTTAAATATAGCTTCTCGCCAAATCAGCTGGCAAATGAAGCAGAAGCTGCTACATCAGCAGCATTTGCGAGGTTAGTAAATGGCTAATTACAAATTAGATTCAATGTTTGAAATAAGAAAGTTCTTATGGAACAGACTTACATGGCTAGGCATATTTGATGAAAATGATTATTATTCAGATAACCTAGGCGAGGCACTTGTGCCAATAGTCCCAGTTCAGCAACAGCCAGAAATGAATCAATTTTTGAGCGGCAAGAAGCATATAGTCTATGACAAGGTAGGTATGTCATATGAGAATAACTGGATGATATGCTGCGAGCAAATCCTGTTAACGCTATATTCACCAGAGATCCTAGATATAGTTGAGATGAGAAACTTCCTAACTGATGAGTTTAGAAGAATGGATGAGTCTGCAAGAGATGTTAATAAGTGGGCGGGATTATCAGATAAATTCAAGTTCCATAGCATTCAAGTAGCAGATATATCAGCTACAGCCCCATCAGAAGAAATACAAGGATTCTATGCAGCAGATGTGGTATTGGAAGTAAAGTACTCAAGAATATTAGATGGCAAAGGCAGATTTGCCTAGTTTGCCTTTTGCAAGCTAGTAGAGTAAAATTAGAACAGAGGAAAGGGCCTAGCCAGCCAAAATATATATATTAATTTCATGAAATCAGGAGGCAATACAACATGGCATATCAAAATACAGGTGACGCAAGAAACATTCTTGTTGGTGCATCACCGCTATTCTTGTCAGTAGAAGATTCAACAGTATCTGGTTACGATCCAAGCATGGACGCAGGCGAAGCAAACGCTTTCGTTGCAAACAAAAATCGTTTTGTACCAGCATTCTCAACAGGAGAGTCTTATACTACAACACTAAATAAAGTTTTAACAACAAAGGGTGCTACTCAGACATCATCACCGTCAGAGTCAACACCAGCAATCGGTGGAGCTTACCGCAACGTAGGTTACACAAATAACGGTCTTCAGATCAGCTACCAGCCAACATTCGACTCAGTAACTGTTGACCAGTTGCTAGATACAGCTAAGCTTTTCAAGTCTGCGATGATGGTTCAAATCTCAACAGAAATGGCAGAAGGTACTCTAGAGAACGTTCTTGCAGTATTTGGTCAAAAGGGATCAACACTTACATCAGACGGATCTGGCGACAGCGCAACTGACACACTAGGTTTGGAAGCAGGTGCACTAGGTGCAGCTCCAACAGAGCGTCAGCTAATTGCAGTTGGACAGGCTCCAACTTCAGAAGCATCAGCAACTGAGCGTGTATATTATGCACGTCGTGTTTTGTCTGTTGAACAGTCACAGTTCTCTTTGGCTCGTACAGCAGCAACAACATTCCCAGTAACATTCCGTCTTCTACCATCAGGTGACTCAGCTCACGCTGGTTCAGAATACGGTAAGATTATTGACCGAGTTCTAACAGTTTAATTATTAATATAATTAATATCAAAGCCCCCAAGAAATTGGGGGCTTTGCTGTTGTACCCTTATAATGGTTATGCTATAATAATTTAGACGATCCTTAAGGAGGATAAATTGGCAACAACAGTATATGATGTAGAAGAGATTGAACTACAAAGCGGAGCTAAAGTAAAGCTCAAGCCATTATCAATCAAGCAACTACGAAAGTTTATGGAAGTAATTAAGAAAGTTCAAGATGCAGAAGATGAAACAGCAACACTTGGAATTTTGGTTGAAGCATGTGGAGTAGCACTAGAAACACAGCTTCCAGACCTAGTTGCTGATCTTGACAAGCTAGAAGATGCATTGGATGTTCCAACAATTAATAGAATCCTTGAAGTTTGCGGAGGAATTAAGATGGACGACCCAAACCTAATAGCGGCAGCGGTACTGGCTGGTCAGAACTAGATTTAGCCGCTTTAGAAGGACAAGTTTTTCTTCTGGGTCACTGGAAGAATTACGAAGAATTAGAAGAAAATTTATCAATGCCAGAATTGGTTCAAACCATAACAGCGATGAATGAGAAAGAGCATAACCAAAGAAAATTTGCAGCGTCACTAAAAGGAATACAATTAGATGACGGTGTAGAAGAAAAAGAAAAAGGTTCTACCTTTGAAGATATCCAAAGAAGAGCGCTTGGAATAAATGCATCAGCAGATGATGTTGTTGGTTTACAAGGGCCCTTCGCAGCAAAAGCTGGATTTGGAA